ATTTAATGGTATGCCTGCTAGCGGTGTAGATGGGGCCAGCATCGAGGCATGGATTGAAGCTAATCAGGAAGCTGAGATATTGAAGAGGCAAGCATAATGACCCTATACGATATACACCTAATACTGCCTGAAGCCACAGAATTCGATAACATGCCGCAGCCGCTTCAAGAGCAGCTTAATGCTTTGGATGCCAAGTGGCCCAGCTTCCCCGGTATCGGCACTAAATCAAGCGACGGCAAGAAGCTAATTCACGCCCGTATTCGTCACCCGGCACTGAGCAAAGCTGTGCTAGATGGGTTGTTTGCTGCATTTGGCCTAACGTGGGAAGTTGCAGGCATTCGTGAAGCTAGGATAACTCCAGCTACTTATGACAAGAATGGCGGGGTAGTTAATGAAGCCTACTACTTAACTATTGAGCAGGTAGACAAGGCAATTATACTACCCTACCTTGCGGATATTAATGAGTTGGATGGAGGGGGTAATGTCACAACAAGAGCAAGAACTATGGCAGATGATATATACCTGTCCATGTACTCTGGAGTTACAGCTATACATTTAATTTAACTAGGCACTAACATGACCACAACAAGAGTAGAATTAAGCAGCACATATACACAAGTCACTACTGAAGATGACTTTATAGCACAAAATGTAAGTCCGCATATTCAAGAGTGGGTACGAGCTAGCTCTGCTCCAACCGAATCAGTTAGTGGATTAATCATATCGCCTGAAAATGGCTTAACAAGTACTTTAGGTACTGGCACACCATATGCCCGAGGCAAGGGAAGCGTGGTGGTAGTAACTTAACTAAGGAGGAGACATGCCAGAAGAGATCGAAAACAGTAAGATAGAAATATCTAACAAAGTATCCCTGGCTACCCTATCTGACGGACTATCTAACCTAGCTACTGGACTCGGTACAGCCAAGGATAAGGCTACCCACAACCAGTGGAATCACTCTGGTAAGAACTACGACCACATTACTTTAAGTGTTCGATATAGGGAAGACTGGTTAAGTCAAAAGGTATGTCAAATCATACCTCAAGACATGACTAGGGAGTGGCGCAAGCTAGTTGGAGATTCGGCTGTAGAGGCTGATGAAGACTTTGAAGTAGACAAGATCTTTAGAGAGGCATACAAGTGGGCTAGGCTATATGGCACTAGCTTTGTTGTCTTAGATATTGACGATGGCCGTACTACAGATAAGCCAGTTAACTGGAAGAACCTTAAACCGGGTTGCCTGAGATCTATGCACGTTGTAGATAGGACACGTATTGTAACATTGGGTGAGATCGACCAAAAGCCAATGAGTGTTACTTTTGGTATGCCAGATCATTACCAGTTTGTAAACACTACTTCGCCAATCCATAAGGATAGGCTTATTAGGTTTGAAGGTACTGAGCTGCCTATCTATGAAAGGCAAAGGAACTTGTGGTATAGTGATAGTGTGCTTATCCCACTGATGCCACAGATAGATAATTTCCACACAGCTAGCTTTGCGGCTGCTCAGATGGTACAGGAAGCTAACACAGATATTATTAAGGTAGAAGGATTAGCCAATATCTTAGAGTCAGATCAAGGGACTTCTGCAATGCTAAGCAGGTTCTCTGACTGGAAGACTATTAAGTCAGTGTTCGGGGTATCTATACTAGACAGTACTGAAGAGTATGACCAGAAGAAGATTCAACTCTCAGGAGTTAAAGACTTAATCTGGGAGTACCTAAAGATGGTATCTGCCTCAGTATCAATACCTGCAACCAGGTTCTTGTCAGCTTCTCCAGAAGGCATGAATGCCACTGGTGAATCTGATCTAGTCAACTATATTGAAACCTTACAAGGTCTTCATAAGGATATATTTGTACCAAGGTTAAAGGTAGTTGATAAGTTATTGGCTGCCCACTATGGTATTGACGAGACAGAGTTTGAGTATGAGTGGAATTGCATCTTCCCAGAGAGTGCAGCTCAGAGGACGGATAGACAGGCAAAGAAGATAGAGAGTGTCAGCCTAATGGTAACGAGTGGTTTGCTAAACTTGGAATCTGGGTTAGATGAATTGAAAGAGCATGAATGTGTGTTGGCCTCTGCTGTAGTAGGAGTTTTACCAACAACAGGAACAGAAACTAAATAGGAGCTGAAAATGCCCAACAAAGCCTTACTAGGTATTGTATTAGAAGATCGGATTAGTGTACCTACCAGTCGTACTTTGACTGATGCAGGACAGATGCACGTTCCATGTAAGTTCGCTCGTACAGGAACTCAGGTGTACTCAGCTAAACAGCTAGGTATTAAAGACGCAGATCCAAAGGCAATTGTTACTGTCTATCGTGATGAAGCTGATGTGTTTGACGAAGCAGCTATGGAAAGCTTCCGTAGTGCTCCCGTTACTATGGGCCACCCGAAAGATGAAGATGGTACGCCTAAGAAGTTAACCTCGGATAACTCGAAGGATTTGCAAGTCGGTATGCTTGAAGGTATGCCTACTCGTGATGAAGATACCCTTGGTGGTACACTAGTACTTACCGCACAAGAAGCTATTGATGCCCTCGAAGATGGTACTCAAGAGCTATCTGCCGGGTACACTTGTGATATTGAAGACGTTGATGGTAAATTCTATCAGCGTAACATTCGGGCTAACCATATTGCTATCGTTGCCAAAGGTAGAGCAGGATCATCTTGCCGTATCTCTGACGAAGCACTAGAGCTTGCAGATGAGAAAGAGTCTGAGTTAGCTAAGACAGTTGCCCTACAAGATGAAGTGCTCACTAAGACTAAAGCTGAACTCTCAGCCAAGTCTGACTTACTCACAGATGCACTTGAGAAAGCAGAGAAGGTAGAAGTAGAACTGGCCGATACCAAACTTAAGTTGGTTGATGCTGAGTTAGCTGCTACGCAAGGTGTTATCGAGCGTTGCAATACTTTAGAGAATGCTCGCCTTATCGCTGACATGCGTGACCTAGGTTCCAAGTCAGTTAATGAGATCAAGCGAATGGTTGTTGAAGACCAGATGCCTGACAAAGACTTTGAAGGAAAGAGCGAGGCTTACTTTGATGCCATGTTCGAGATCTTGGTAGATCACTCCAAAGGCGAAACACCTATGAGCAAAATCTTGAAAGAGCAAGATTCTCATATTACCGTAGATGCTAAACCCATCGACCCCGTAGCTGTCGCAAGAGAAGCTATGATTACCCGTAACAAAACTAAATAGGACAGTCTATAATGACCATTCAAAACTTTAACATCTACACTGCAAAAGGCTACGAAGGCGATCTGGTTGATAGTGGCCCTCGTGTTGTTCAAACTGGAGTCTTAGTTGGCTCTGCCGCTGGCTTCGGTAAAGCTATGGTACGTGATACTTCTGTAGAGCGAGGCATTGGCTTAGGTTCTGATGAGATTGGCTCAACTAGTACCACCAATGTATTTGCAATCTCTCAGCGAGAGTACAACCACGAAGCAGGATCACGTCCTTCTACTGGCAATGATACTGTCTACAACGAAACTGAGTCTGTATCCCTGATCCGTCAAGGTTACTTGTACGTTAAGATTGTTGACCATGCGGCTGTTGCTGGTGAAGCACTTGTCGTTGATGAAGCTACCGGTGTATTTGTAGGTGGTGATGCCGCTTCTGGTACTGTAGCTGGCGAGTCTGTTGCCCTTAACGTATTTGCTGACGAGGCTGGCATTGCTGGCGACATCATCAAAGCCCGTATTGACATCGCGTAAACAAACTCACTAAATAGGATTTAGAATATGTCTAAGACAGTAAAAACTTTTGCAGTTGACTCAGCTTTACAGCCCATTGCAAACGAAACCGTTGAGTACGTTATCAATGACGCAGTTGAGAACCTTATTAATCAGGGCCTGTTAGTAGGTGATGACGAGGGTATCTTCTTCCAGCGACAGCTTGAATACATTCAGGCACAGAGCTATGACGTACTCTACCCAGACCTTATGGGTCGTACCTGCTTTGACCTCAATACAGAGGGTGGCGAAGGTATTAATCAGATCACTTACCGTAGCTATGACAAGCGTGGTGAGACTGCAATCATTGCTGGTAAAGCAACTGACTTGCCTCGTGGTGACATCTCTGGTAAAGAGTACACCATTGACGTTCGTACCTTGGGTAATGCCTTTGGCTACTCTCGTCAAGAACTGGCCGCTGCTAAGTTGACTGGTATGCCTCTGGAAGCTCGTAAGGCTGAGGCTACTCGACGTTCTTATGAAGAGAAAGTTAACCAGATCATTTGGTTTGGCTCTCCCGAGAATAAGTTGCATGGTGTCTTTAGCGGCCCCACTGGTTCCCCTTCACTGACTGTAGCTAGGACTGCGGTAGATGGTGCTGTTGGTGGTGGTAACTCTACTGTCTGGGGTGTTGATAAAACTCCTGATGAAGTTATCGCTGACCTTACTTCTGCTTGTGCTAAGATGTACAAAGAGACTAAGAAGATCTTCCGTCCTGACACTGTACTTATCAGTGTTGAGAAGAAGCTCTACCTTGAGAACACTCCTCGTTCCTTGCAGTCTGATATGTCTATCATGACTTGGTTCATCCAGAACAACAAGTTCATCAAGTCTGCTGATGCCTTTAAGGACATCAACGAACTAGAAGGCATCTATGACAATGCTGGTGGCGCATTTGATCCTACTGGTGGTTCTGGTGAAGGCTTCACCATTATGGCTAGTGGTGCTGACAATGTTCGCGTTCGTGAGCCTTTCCCTTACATGCACTTGCCTGTACAGTACAAAGGACTCGAGTTCGAGATCAACTGCTATGGCCGCTTTGCTGGCGTAGAGATGATTCGTCCTGCTGCACTCCAGCACTTTTACGGCATTTAGGATAGACTGGCCAATGCAATGGATTAAAAATAATGTAGTTGGCTTGTTTGGTTTGGTATTTGTAGTAGGGGGTTCCTTAGGGACTCTCTACGTTAAGAGCGCAATCAATACTAAAGTAAATGACCAGCTAAGTGGTTCAGTTACTAACCTAACTGCTGCCCATGCTCATCAAGCAACTACTCTTCACGGACAAGTAACTAGGCTAACTAGGCTTGAAGGTAAGATAGAAAACTTTTCCAGATCTAATGATAGGCTAATACTAGCCCTCGACAAACTTGATGTCGTGTATGGATCTATGAGAGTTGTAGGTGCTGTTCAAGATGAGCGCATAAGGCAATTAACTGTCAAAATAGATAAGATAGACTCAACACTTAAAGAGAAACACTATGAAGATTAAGAACAATACCCTAGCAAACCTTTCTGTAGGTGCAATTTCTACCAGAGGAGCTGCTGCTAAAAAGTACTTAGTAGTTCCCGGTGAAGCATCATTAGAGCTGGACGACGACTTATGGAAGTCTGAGTTTGCTGCTCCTGCTGCTGGCATGATCGAAGCTGGCAATCTGGAGATCACTATTGATGTTGCACTAACTGAAGAAGAGCTTAAAGCTGTTGAAGCTGCTGAGCTAACTGCTGCGGAAGAGTTGGTTAAGAAAAGTAAAACTAAGTAGGAGTAACTCATGGCAAGTGTCATAGATTTTCAGAAAAGGTTTCCAGAGTTTAATGATGAAGATAATGACCGTATCAAGATGTTTCTTGATGATGCTGCACTTGTCATGGGGTCTGCATCTCGTTGGTTAGTATTTTATGACGTAGCTCACCTGTACCATGCCGCACACTTACTTGTTGTGGCACTGACTACAGAGTCTGGGGATAGTGGAATACTAGCTCCGGTAAACCATCAAGAGGTTGACGACGTAGTTATTAAGAATGCTATAGGTAATGTGTCTCCTACATTCGATGACATGTACAGCACCTCTTATGGCAAGCGATATGTAGGCTATCGTAGGAAGTGTTTCGTAGGAATGATAGGAGTCTAGTATGGCAATGCAAATGCAGCGAGCGTTCAATAGCAGAATGCTCACTAAGTTAACCAGGCACTCTATAGCAGAGAGCACATATGACTCAAACAACCATGTAGTTCCTGGGGTATCCTCTACAAAGAAGATCTTTGGTGTTCTTCAGGCTGGCAACAAATTCTCCCAATTTGATGAGGGGATAGCCCTGCACTCTGAAGACGGTGGTAAGCGGTACTCTGACTTTCGCTCACTATACCTGCAAGATAAGTTCAAGCTAGATCTTACAGATAAGATTGAGTACAAAGGAAACTACTACAACATACTACAGAAGTCTGATGAAAGTGAGTTTGGATTTTCTTCATACCTACTTGAGAAATCAGAGGAGTGGACTCCATGACTCCAGACGAAGCAGATGTTCTAGTGATGCAAAGGATGGTTGACTTGTTGGTAGGGATACCAAAATTTTCCTACCCAGCTAGACAGAGGGATGCGCCCAAACCTAAAGAAGAGTTCGCACACATAAGAGTGTTGGAGGAGTATCAAGAAGGTATTCCAAACAACGTGATAGTGTCCCAGAATGCACTTACCACAACCTATAGATCTTACGGCTTAGTAAAGCTAAGGTATAGGATAGGTGTTGTAGAGACTACAGGCATCCCCAGCTCTAAGATTATGAACAGGTGGACTACCGAGTTCATGAAGGAAGAGATGTTAAGGACTGGCTATGGTTTTATCAAGTGTGAACCTATAGGTAGTGAAGATGCAAAGCTAGAGAAAGAGTGGGAGTACAGGAAAGGATTTTCCATAGACATGTACACTACCAGAGTTTTTGAGGAGGTAGTGGACAACATTACTTCTGTTTCAATAAGTGGGGAATTCATATTGGATGACCTATCTAGCTATTTAATAAACATTAATGTATGACAAACAGGAGTCGATGAATGTCGATTGAAATTACTAACTTTGTTGATGTCAACATCTCCGTATCACCTACTGGTGTCGGGGGTGGTAACTTTGGCATCTTAGGTTTTCTTACCCTAAGCTCTGATGCAGCCTTAGTAGGTAAGGAAATTACCCCAACAGAACGATCAAGAGCTTACACTAGCTTACTTAGTGTTGGTGGAGACTGGAGCACCTCTTCTGAGGTCTATAAAGCTGCATCTGCATTCTATGGCCAAACACCTACACCAACAGACTTCTTAGTTATTGTTAACTATACCACAAGTCAGTCTGGCTCTTTGGTTGGTGGTGGTTCTGACACTCTTGCAGAGTTGCAGACTATTTCCTCTGGCACACTAGACTTCTCTGTAGATGGCAACCTTGCCACACTAACTACTTTAGACTTCTCTAGTGCAACCAGCCTAGGTACTGATGGAGATGCTACAAGCGTTGCTGCTATCATTCAGGCTTCCCTAGACTTAGAAGCTACTGGAGCAGAAGATAGTGAGGTTACCCACAACGGCTATCAATTTGTCATTACTTCTAATGCGGTAGGTGTATCTTCTGAGGTTGGCTTTGCTACTGGTACTGCTGCTGAAGCACTGGGCCTTAATGTAGGTGTAGCTAAGTCCGAAGCTGGTATTGTGGCTGAGACAGCACTTGATGCACTATCTGGAGCCGTAAATAAAGGCGTGTTCTGGGTTGGTACAGACTTGCACAAAGACTTGCGAGATAAGTTGATCTCTGAGGAGACTGGTTCTGTCAACTCTACAAATGAGATTGCTGCTTTCTGTGAAGCTAACAAGCGCATCTTCCTAAACACTTCTAATGATCTGACTACCCTAAACTCCACCACCGGCCATACGGCTGCTGAGATGAAAGCAGGTACTTATCGGTTCACCCTTAGTTGCTTTAGTAAGAACCCTAACCTGTATCCAGGATCATCTGTATTTGGTCGGGCTGCCTCAGTAAACTTCTCTGGTGTTGGCTCCACTATTACCCTGAACCTTAAACAGGCTCCCGGTATTACTGCTGAAGACCTTACCCCTTCTGAGTTTGCTAAGCTGCGTGAGAACTATGTATCTGCTGTAGTGCAGATTGGAAGTTCAGCAAATGCCTTTACAGACTCTCGTATGGCGTCTGGCTCATGGTTGGATACTACCCACGGTATTATGTGGTTAGAGAATCGCTGTGAAGTTGACATGTTTAACTTGTTGTATACTACCAACACCAAGATCCCGTTTACCCAGACAGGCATTAACACAACTGCTGCAACCCTAATCCGGTCTCTGCAAGCTGCTGTACGAAATGGTTTGGCTGGCCCCGGCTTCTTGCCCGATGGCACTTACTTGCCTGAAGGATACATTGTTGAAGTAGTTCCTTTGGCTGACGTACCTGTATCCGATAAGGGTAATAGGTTGTACGCAGGGTTGTCTTTCAAAATGGTCGGTGCTGGCGCTCTACACGAAATCGCTATCTCCGGTGAATTCTCAGAATAAGGAACCTACAGAATGTATCAATATAGTTTCGCCAATGTAGACCTCATGTTAGATGTGGACTACCCCGGCAATACAAACAACAAGTCTTTTAAAGTACAGGGCTTTGGCACAGGCGAAGGATTGATTAACATCGTCCGACGTGCTCCTATTGCAACAACTCAGTTTGGTGCTTACGGTGATATGGTTGTGTCTATGCAGCGTATTAGAGCTGGTGACTTAGTATTCCCAGTACTAATGAATGCTCCCGAGAACAAGGCTTTGCAAGACTATGCAAACTACTTCCAGCAGCAGGCTGATGACAACGGACAACTAGTTAAACCTATTCAAGGTCGCTTAGTTGACAACATGGGTAAGGATGAGGCTACACTAGATAATGGTGTAATCTTAGCTATGCCCGCTATGGTACGTGGTCAGAACATGAACACAGTAACATGGGTCATTACCTTTGAGCGAGTCACGTTTGATCGTAACACTGGTGCAGATTTCCAAGAACTGTAAGAAATATTGGTGGCCCTTCCTTAGGTTGGGTCACCTATTTGGAGAATTAAATGTCAAATGGATACACAGGAACTTTAGTAGACGGTAGGAAGATATACATTCCAAACTGGTCGGTAAAGGTTCAGTACGAGAACTTGACTCAGGCATGCAAGTACCTAGGTCAAGACAACGTTATCAAAATATCATCCCTAAATGTTCCAGCAGCAATGTTGGCAGTAATGGGATCTGAGGATGCAAAGGCTAGCACTGAGTTACTATTACACTTTACTCAACAAGCTAACCTAGACGGTGATAAGATTACAGACAGTAGCCTGGATGAAGTAGGCATGGATATTGTAATTGAGATCTTTACACATGTCATGTTCTCACAGTACAATGATTTTTTCGTATCAGGTTTAGCAAAGGCACACTCCCAAAACAAGTCGAGTCAGGACAAGAAAGACTAGTACCTATTGACTATGATAGTATCTATCCAGAGCTTAACGGGTATCTGATTAGACCTTTGTTAGTAAACCCTCCTATGCTCTTACTTAAAGAGCTAGATGATTGCACGTACACGTTATACGATATAGAGGTGATGCACCAGATCTTAGAGATTAAGGATCACCAAAGTACTCCGGCTACTGTGCCAGAGTTTAAACAATACTAGTGAGGAAACAATGGGTACACTTAAACTAGGAGCAAAGAACAAGTCACGTAGGGCAGTATCTAAAGCTAGCAAGACTGTTCCTAGTGATGTGACTGGCAGCACACCTTCAGGGTATGTTGCTGGTGGATACTCACAACCAGAAGAAGAACAACAGTTTGTAGACCTCAGAAACTCTCGATATGATACGGCAAGGAAAGAAAACAGTGTCAGGACTACCATGTCAGATACTGTGGAAAGTGAAGTACTAGAGAGTGTACTAGAAGAGGAAGTATACAACAACGAAACTGGTGAGACCTACTTTAGGGGTGTAGAAGTTCAGACACTTGCCGATGGCACTCCCCTTGGCTCCTCTGCTGCCACCGTACTACTGGGGAGAGTTGGACATGTAGAGGGTAGGATTCAGGCAGGTATAAAGCATGTGGCTATGGGAGGAACTCTGTCAGGATCTTCCAAGCTAGAGTCTATGGCAATGCTAAGCGAGTTTAGGAAACAGTTGGGTGCAGACCCTAAAGTTTGGGCTGAGCAGATAGATGTAGATGAGTCTGTAGGACTTCCCAACTCTGCACAAGATATAAGAACTGTCTACTCTATGATGGGAAAGACTTCTGGAGAGTACCTAGACAAAGGGCCAGGAGCAGCACTAGCTGGACATACCTTGCTAGAAGAGAAGAAAGGTAAGAATGAGGATGACCTTGCACTTGCTTACCAATACATAAAAGACATCTCTGAGCACTATGTACACAAGAACTCTCAGGGAGAGGCAAGAAGCAGCAGAATAAGCCAGACAGAGGCTGCACTAACTGCTAGGTTTATGGATGGCATGTTTGCTGATGGTTCTAAAGCCATCATACCTCTACCCAATGAGACTGGGGTAAGTGGGCTTGTACCCACTATGTCCTATCGTGGCTTTATGGGAACTTCCTTTGACAGAGTAGGGTTTGCCAACTTTGCAGAAGAGCGAGGCATTAGTGCAGACAGCCTTGCAGAAGAAGATAGAAATATGTATTGGGAGAACATGGGTAGTGCCAAAGACTCCCTAGTTCCCCGCAAAAGGTTGGGCAAGAATGCTACTGATAAAGATAAAGAGAAGGCTAAGTCTGACCAGACCCACACATATGACACATTACTGTATAAGGCTCATGAAGCAAGGAAGATTTTAAGAAAGCACTTCCCTACAAATTTTAATGAGTCAATGGGTACTGTGAGGTCTATAAACAAAAACAGGGCCTATGACGACCAAGTAGTAAGTATAAATCTTCAGAATGAGGCAAACATACAGGGACTGGATTTCTCCCAAAGATCTCATGAGGTAGAAGACTTAGGTCACAACCCAGAAGTAGTAGGTAAAGGATCTAGTAGGGGTGGCATGTACGGAGACAGACCCCTATCTGAAGTAGATGTATTCGTAGAGAAAGGCAGAGAGGCAGAGGAAGCAGCACTTGCCAAGGTTGAGGAGGTTCCTGATGGATTCTTGGGAATCAAACAAAGAACTCCAGAATGGTACAAAGCTAGGGAAGGGCTAGTTACCGCCTCAGGACTTATAGATGAGAAAGGCCGAGAGCTTACCGCAGATGAAATTGGGGAGGAGTTGGCCAAGAGGAAGGTTGGGCTTTCTGATGAGTTTATTGGAAATGATTATACAGAAGAAGGCACAAAGAATGAGGCCAAGGTACTAAGCTCGTTCTTAATGAGCCAGAGAAAGTTGGGCAACAACTTCACTCATGAAGAAGTGGGCCTGATGCTTAATAAGGATCTTCCTGGAATGGGAGCTTCACCGGACGGCAAGCTAAAGTTAGATGGAAAGAATGCAGGTCTGATAGAGCTTAAGTATCTAACTACCAGTAAAATGAAAGGAGCACTAGAGAAGTATACTCCACAGATGCAATTGCAGATGATGGTTACTGATGAGAAAGAGATGTATTTCCATGCCTACGATAGGTATACTGATAACACTATTACACACAAAGTATTTGCTGACAAAGATTATCAGGAAGAGCTTAAGCGTAGGATAGATAAAGCAGTAGCTATTGGTGAGGGACTTGACGTAAAAGATCTGTACGAGCTAGAGCAAGGCAGGAAGAAGATGGAACAAACAAAAGCGGAAAGGAAAGCAGGAGTTGTTTCTGACGACACCTCTGGACAAACTAAGTCATTCTCGATGAGCAGTAAGCCAGACCTTCCAATGAAGGGGTTTAGGGTTCCCAGCAAGCCCATAGATAATATGGAGAAGCTGTACGGGCCACTAGATCAAGCAGAGCTAAACTGGAGGAACTCTGACCCAGCCAAAGACTTTATACTGGCTGCTAGTGATAAGGAAAAGAAGGAAGCAAAAGCTAGTCAAGAGAAAGCTGATGCAGATAAGAAAGCTGCTGATGCTGCCCAGAAGACAGCCAAGGCACTAAGCACACTTGGTAAAGAAGCTAAGGATGCAGCAAACGTACTTGGAGAGATAGCTGGCTTTGTGTTGGGTGGAGACTCTAAGTCTACTGATCTTAGGATTAGGGCTGGAGCTGCCGGACTTCAAGAGAAGGACTTGTCTGGACTTGAGAGGCTGCTAAAGGTTAATGGTTTAGACCAAGCAGCATCGAACAGGCTAGTAGCTGGTGCTACAGATGTGGCAGAAACCTACTCTGATAAAGCAAAAGCTGGAGCAGCCTACAAGGATCTTATGGCAGCAAAGGGTGCAACTGGTATTCCAGAAATCATGAACATGGAGCTACACTCACTAGAAGAGAGATCGGGGTTAGACTCTCAGCAGACTATGGCCATGATCTTGAAAGAGAATCAGTCGCTCAAGTCTCCTTATGCCAAGATGGTGCATGCAAATATGTATGGTAACTTGGATGGGATAACAGCTATACGGGAAAGTGTAACTCCCACACAGTTGGCTATGGCTACCAACCCCACCTACAACTTCGAGAACCAAGACACTACCCATGCCGGAGTTCAAAATACAGAGATACAGAAAGAGGAGGCTGCACTACAGACTACAGACTGGCTAGGTAGAACCTTTGGAGAAGCTGGAGGAGAAGTTTTAGGCGGCCTTAAGATAGCTGCTGAACTTGCTGGTTCGGCAACCATGACCTACTTGATGGGCAAGGGAATTTACTCTACCATTAAAGGTGCTAAGAAGGTTGGGCCAGTGCTTAAGGGCGCAGGCAATGTAACAGCCAAGACTAGTTCTACAGTAGTGAACAAGACTCTTAACGTAAGTAAGTCTGTCCTAAATACTAGGGCTGCTGCTATGGCTCTGAAAGCTACCCCAATGGCTGCGGCTGTGGGAGGAGCTTCTTACGCTGCGAGAGAGCTGGGTGGTATTGAGGATGATGGCTCGTTCGCTGACAGTGCTATGGATGTGCTAGAGTTTGCTGCAACAGGAGCTGCTATTGGGTATATAGTTCCTGGAGTGGGTACTATTGTAGGAGGAGGTATTGGCTTGTTGGGTGGTTTAGCTAATGAAGCATATGAAAGCTTCAACAGTGATCCCGCAGTTCCAAGCAGGGCTATACCAATGCCTAATGCAGACCTAGATAGGAAAGCAACAGCACCTGTAATTAACATTGAAGTAAGCAACTCCATTAGCAAAGATCTCATAGTTACCGAAGTCAACGAAGACGGCGAGCAGGTTCACTATGGCGAAGATAGGGCTATTGGTCACTAACTAGGAGGACAGCAAGATGCGGTCTACATTCGGACAAGAAATATTCTTGACTGTCCACAAGAAAGATAGCAATAGTGTAGTGTTTAAGGCAGATGGGCTTAGGGTTGATTTTAACGTTATGCTCATTGACGGATTTAGTAGAGGGACATTTACTCTCTACAATCTGGCCCCAGAGACTATCAGAGCCATAGCAAGTAGGGACAACTATGTAACGCTTAAAACTAGGTTGCATGGTGGTTCACTAACTACTATAGCTAACAGCTACTACATCAGCAACATCATGGAAGAGAAGAAGATACCAGAGAGTGTCACTACCCTGTACTGCTTCGATAATCTAAAGAGACAGTACTTAGAAAAGCCAGTAGATATTATCGTGAGGCAACCTACCCTTAGAAAGGAGGTGGAGCAGATACTCAATTATGTAGAGTACCCATCCAAGCCAGTATTTAAGTCCTTCCCCGAAGGCAGGCTAGGTGCTCAGTCGGGAAGGGAAGGACTTAAACATGTTGGAACAGCCCAGAGATGTTTGACTGGATTGCAGAAGGCGCACAAGTTTAAGTTGTACACTGACCCCAGTGATGGGATTGTGTGTATGTACTTGCCAAGCTCTGATGAGTTGCGATACACCACACTGCAAAATAGGAATGCTGACGTAAAGCTACACACCAATAACATGCGGTCTAACCCTGTGATAGGTGTGGCTTCCCTGCTTGTAACTAGCAACTTAGATGGCAGGATTAGGCCCACCTCTGTACTAGACATAGCAGACTTGTTAACGTTTACTCCGGGTACAGATGAGACTACACTACAACTGGCTCAGGGCTTCTTGCAGAATCATGTGGATGGCTTTACTAAGTATCAGACTATTACTGTACAGCATAAAGGATCTAACTATACCGACGCATGGCACACAATAGCTACATGCACAGCTCCTACTAGGGGCAAGCACATGCACCCCAGAAATTGGCACAGTGGAAAATAAGGAGACTATATGTCAGTCCTAACACCAGCCAGACTTAAGTACTCTTTAAATGGGACTGACCAAGTTATTAGGTTCCATTCAGTTATCTCAGAAGGCCACGAAGCCACGGCTGAGATAACTAAGTACCCAGTACAGTCTGGCTTTGAGGTAAGCAATCATTCTATTAGAAGAAATAGAAGAGTAGTAATTCAAGCTATTATATCGAATTACTTAATAGAGAATGGAAGTACTTCATACCAGTACTCTTCCTCAGACAACAGCAAAACCATATTTAAGATACTGAAAGATCTAGTAAACTTAAAGACTGAAGTGGAAGTAACAACCAACCTAGGCATATACAAACCAGTAATCTTCACTAGCTTTAAGACAAAGCAAGCTGCTGGTTCTGTAGACTCTATGACAGTTATGCTAAGTGGAGAAGAGCTACAAGTAGCGGGCGCGGCTAATGCAGTCTCTCCAGTTACCGTCAATTGGACTACTGTACTCCAGGAAAACTTGCCTGCTAAGATAGAGGAGTTAGCTAGAGCTGGTCTTGTAGTCAAAGCTGGTGCAGTCATAGAAGAGGTTGAAGTAAGTCTTGGCGAAAGCTTCGCTATTGAAAACTACACAACTGCTGGCCAAGCCATCTTAACGACTTTTGAAGCTTCAGGGTTTGACGTAGTTAAAGATGCGTATAAGTATGTAGTCCACACCACTGATACAGACATATATCAAAAAGCCAAAGACTTGGTAGTACCATTTATTGAAGACAACATAGATCGAATTAAGGCTGGTGCTAAAGAGGTGGGAGGTTGCCTGGCCACAGGAGCCTCTACCCTAGTTGTTGATGAAGTCATTGACCGAGTAGACACAGCAATGGGTAGCTACAGACGATCTGCTTATGGCATTATATATGATGCTATGCTAATGTCTAAGCATGACCTAGGTCAGAGTTTGATTGGTATGTCAACTGGTTGTGTAGTTAGAGGAATCTCTGGCTTTGAAGATCAATTTAAGCATCAGCCGGGTGAGTCAATACCTACAGCTACAGAAATTATTAACGGGGCAGTAAAAATAGGTAAAGACCTAGTATCCCCAGACAAGAACAGTAAGGGTATAGTAACTACTGAGACACTTTTAACTAAAGTTACTTACCCGCTTTAGGAGGTGTTATGGATTTAATGAACGGCTACTTCAATATGCCGGGCAGGATAGTAGAGTACTTTGCTGAGACACAGACAGCAACAATTAGGATCTGTGCAGAGATTGTTTACAATACCACAGATGGGCTAGATGTTGCTGAGCCTAGAGGGATTATCGAGGGTGTTCCTGTACACACACCTTCTGGCGGAGGTTGGTCTATGACTATGCCTATAGAGCCAGGAGATACATGTATTATTCTCTTTAGTCAGTTGGGCTATGACCACTGGCTACTTAGAGATGAGGATGGAGCTGGCTCTAGTCAGGGGTCTCCTAACTATTGGCTAGAGCGAACCTTCGACATAAACGATGGCTATGCTCTAGTTGGGCTTAACACACTACCAAGAGCCATCTCTGGCTACTCCTCAGAAGACTCTCAATGGAGAAACTCAGATGCTGCGCAGGTAATAAGCCTCAATAAAGATCTGAGCATCACTATAGATAGCCCCACAGCAGTTACTATCAATGCACCTGAGGTTAACGTAGTGTCGGAAGTGGCTAACATAACAGCTCCAGTAGTAAACATAACAACTGACCTACTAAATGCAGAGGCCACGGTAACTAACTTCACTGGTAACGTTACTATATCTGGAACACTTGCAACAACTGGATTGATTACCGCAGCGGCTGGAATAGCATCTGCCGGAATAGTCTTTAATACTCATGTACACCCACCGGGAAATACACCTCCGGCTGGGCCTTCACTACCTTAGGTGACTTATGGCATACTTAGCAATAGATAAAGGAACCCATGACATCATATTCCCCGAAGGTGGGGGAGTGTCTAGGGTAGATGCTGGGAGATTTGTAGTGCAGCAAGTTAAATGCAAACTACTATCCTGGCTAGGTGAGTGGGTTCTTGATCCTAGAGTAGGCTGGTTAGCTCCAGAAGACTTTGAAAAGAACTACGATGCCTATGACATTGAAGATAGAGCGAGACAAATCATGCTTAACACGGATAACGTGCAGAGTGTAAACTTTATTAAGCTAACATACAAGAGCAGAAAATTGCTTATGGAGGCAGAAATGCAAACAAGTTATGGTGTTATTAACTTAACCGTACCTTGGGGAGTCAAATAATGGCAGGACTAACAGTTGATGGGTTTGAAGCGTTAACTTATGACGAGATAGTAGATAGGATTGAATCTAGGTTGGAGGCACTTAACCCAGGATTTGACTTTAGTGTAGAGTCGCCCGATGGTCAGCTTATAGCTATCATGGCATTTGAGGTATCTCAGGTGTGGGATCAATTGGATTTACTCTATGGCTCATTTGATCCAAGGATAGCCTCTGGTCAAGCACTAAAGAACATTGGTTTAATCTCTGGCATACTTAAGTCTAATGCAGACAGGAGCTTTGCTTTCCTTACCTTAGTAGGTGTGGATGGCGTAGTTGTCCCTGCTGCTACCAAGTTCTCTGATTCAGACGGTCAAGTATTTGTTTCAGAGGTTGGCGGAGTAGTACCGGGCGTGATCCGGGTTATTGCTGAAATCCCAGGGCCTGTGCCAGTGCCTGCCGGTGGTATTGACACAATTGATACGGCAGTGGCGGGTCTTACTGGAGTCGTTCAGGCGGCAGATGGGGAGGTCGGGAAAGAGCCGGAATCAGAACAGCATTATAGGAACAGACGTACCGAAGCTGTCATGGCTTCAACAGAAAGTGTAGCAGACTCACTGCGAGCCAAGCTAATCTTATTGGGGCTAGACCAAGTATCTATTATCAACAATGATGGAGCTAGCACCCTAGAAGATGGCACACCTCCAGGCTTCATCCACATTACAGCAACTGACTCATACATAACCAATGAACAGATAGCTGAAGTAATTTTGAAGTACAAGAGCTTGGGCACACCTACCTATGGAAACACATCAGAGGTAGTGGTAGACTCGAGAGGCCACACCCATACTATCTACTTTAGCAGGGCTGCCTCGGTTAGTGTTGCGATAGAGTTGGATGTAACATTCCTTGGAGAAGACTTTGCAGGTGCTGAAGACTCTATTAAGGAGAGTTTGATAGACTACATCAACACTCTAGAGACAGGGGAAGATGTTATCTGGTCTAGGCTATTCGGATTGATTACTCCTTATGGGAAAGCTCAGGTCAACTCCCTACTAATTGGAGATACCTTATCTACGCCCACTACCAGTAACATATCAATCCCAAATAACATGTTTGCAAATCTTACTTTGGTCGACATATCCTTAACAGTGACTTAGGAGGTGTACTATGTCAACATTTGATCCACAAGACCTAGACACTACAGTTACTACCGACAAAGGGACTAGCATCTTTGGCAAACTCTTACTAACACAGTATGAGGAAAGCCCTAACTTCCTAGGATATTCACAGGCATTTATTGATGAGATGGATGAAGCGTTTGAGCAGACTGAGAGAGTCTACTTAGGCAGGTTCCTAGAGTTTGCAGAGGGAGCACAGCTAGATGTGTTGGGAGAGATAGTAGGTATATCAAGAGAGTTGAAAGTAGAAGACTTTAAGTTTGGGTTTGACTTCTCCTTAGGTGGCAAATCATTTTCAACTACAACCGACTCATCTCTTGGTGAAGTGTTTAATACGCTAAACCCAGGAACCGTAGTACTTACTGATACTTTATATACTAAAGCTATTCGTGCCAAGGCTATGTGTAATGGAGCAGCTAGGCAGAGTGCCGAGTTTATGTATGAGATTGTCACTATCCTCTTAGGAGAGTCCCCAGCGGTACTCAAGCTAGAGCATGAGACAAGCATAGTAAACTACACCCACTTTGGCTTTGATGGTGCATTAGACTCAGAGACTTTTGGTACAACTTCAGATAGCTCGGTAGGAGGAGTAATAAACTCTCCAAACACTTCGTACTCTTTTGAGGCACAGTTCAAGAATAAAGTAATACTAACACTAGGTGAGGATACTGAAGTAAGTACCCTAAGCCTGATTAACTCCTTTAAAGAGTTCTTTATCCCAGCCGGGTACAAGTTCGACTTAAAACTTATATAGGTAACGTAAATGGCAATTAAGAAATTTCCTACGTGGGCAACAACTCCCACAACAGTATCAAATGGTGATCCCAGCCTAGAGGAGCCTAGCACTGGCCTGTTTACTGATGGCTGGGATATTGTAAAGCCTCTAGTACAGCATTTCAATTGGTTGTTCAATAGTATTGGATACTTTGTAAAAGCTAACAATGAGGTTAAAACTGTAACAAATGGGTACGAGGCAGAGGTTGGCGAAACAGTAGAGATCAACAACTCGACAGCCAATGTAACAGGACTGCTACCTGCTTCACCAATAGACATGCAACGAGTGACTATGGGCGGAACATCTAACCTTACTAGCTTTACAGTAACTATCCTTGGAAATGGCAAGGACATTATGGAAGTAGGTGTAGATGCAGTTGTATTAGACATTCGATATAGACACTACACCTTTGTCTGGGATGAAACAGCAGGTCTGTGGATTATCGGGCTAGGTGACTTACAAGGAGCAATTCAATAATGAGTACTAAGAACGCGTCAGAATTCTTTGAGATTGGTGCAGCAGGCTTACCTGTGGTGGCAACTCCAGTAAACAAATCTCCATCAGTAGGCTCAGTAGCTGGCTCTCAGACTCCTTTGCTACGGTCAGGAGGCTATGTAAGCCTGTACAACCAGCCACAGATGTCCGCTAGGTTTGTGATATATGATGCCACTGGATCTGTAATTATTCAGGACTCTGGAGACTTGCTTACAGTCAATGATGTGCCTATCGAGGAGTGGCAAGTACCTACTCCACTAGCCCTAGCCACTACTTTTATGTGGCAGCACAGTTTCCGCTCTACTAAGGGTGAGGACTACATCGACTCTGCTAAGACATCCTTTACCATGCCATCAAGCTCGGTAGGTGCTCCAGAGATTACCAACATTGTGGATGGTGAGGAGACTGAGCTACAGATCTTCGTACAAGGTTCTGCCTTTCAGTCTATTGGTACTGGGCAGACTCACCTAGCTACTACTATCCAGATAGCTACTGATGACAGCTTCACAGTAGATGTAGAAGAGTTTGTTCATAGTACAGGAGATCTTACCTCTGCACTGATAAACTTATCTCAAGCCTCTACCAACTACTTTATTCGTATGAAGTATGAGGGTAACTTGACAGGATATAGTGCGTACTCTGATGAGTTTATGGTAACTACTGTAAGCAACTCAGTAAAGATTCCCAGTATAGCGTCTCCCTATCATGGAGAGTTTGATGTACAGAACAATGTTAAGGTTATCAGCTCGGCATTTCAATATGGTGGACTACCTCAGTCTCACACTGGGGCAGAGTGGGAAGTCTATACAGATGCAGGACTAACTCAGCTAGTCTACTCTACAGGGCTATCTACCACTAGTCTTAACAGTATTAATGTGCCTAACTTATTAGAGTCTACATCCTACTTCGTGCGCAAGAGAGATGAGGGAAGCCTAACTGGGCTATCTGATTGGTCAAACGTATCACAGTTTACCACGGCAGCTACGTTTTCAGATTGGAAGGGTTGGGATGCTACGGTAGATGGACTAGACTTTGTAACTACCTCAGACTTAAGTGAGCTTGAAGATGAGACTAAGGTTGGTATAGTAGCCGGAAAAACTGTAGTAGTAACAACTTTTGGAAATGCAAGAGTTGACTTCCATCAGGTTGATACTTATGGGCTGGAAATATCTTCGCTAGATATATTTAGCGTAGTAATAACAGCAAATGACATGTTAGATATTGTCATGCTTGATGAGAGTGTACTTCTAGTGTATCGTGGGGTTACTATAAATACCATAGCAATCAAGACAGTAACGCCAAATGGCAATAGTTTTGATGTGGTAGATCATGGCCAAGTTGGCTCTGGAGACAAACTCAACTCCGTTATCTCAAGAGTTAATGGTAGTAAGATTGTAGAGATTAGTAAGCCGAGTGCAACCACAAACAGCCAATACTCAATTATAGAGTTAGTGGCTGGTGTGCCAACAGTTAAAACGGATAATGAGCCTACTGGGTTCGCTAACAGTAACCCAACTAGGATTAAAGTTAATAGCAGTGGCACATACGTTGCATCAAAACACGCATCTGATGTTTTCCTGCATACTTTAGACTTAAGTACAAATCTGTTTACTAGTACTATGCAAGTGGCTGGATCACAGGTAGCTACTACTAATGGTGGGATGATGTGGTTGGCTGAAGATAAGCTGATGTTTACTAAAACATCCACAACACCTGTGGGACTGGACTTGAAGCTAGCATCTTATGATGGGACGACGGTTACTGTTGATTCTGTATTCTACACTGCTTACACAAAAACAAAGAGTGTCCTAGTAAATGACAGTGAGTTCTTCCTTTATGGAGACTCGGATATAGCTCACTACAGGTTTGTTGGTGACTTTATATACGCAACTACTCCTGTTAGTCCGGCAGGAGCTGGTGTAGTGGTATATCTGTATGTACTAGATCCTATAAGGATGTTGGCCATTAAAGATCCCGGAACTTTAGGTACTTGGAATATTATGAATGGAGAGGATCAAACATGAGCAGTCCAACATGGGCAGACGTAGTAAATGGTAGTGTGAGAAAGTACGCCACTTCAAACTCTGGCAAAGCTAAGGGGGATTGGTTGCCTGTTGTTGCAGTAGTACCTTACCATAACCCAGTCACAGAGTTTCTTTCTGGGCCTGCTATCAACACTGGCACAACAGGAGTAGTACTAACCTACACTGTTAATGCTAAAGAGAATGCTTTAGAAAGTATGCAAGAGCATATCACTAATGAAGCAACTAAGCTTTTCCAAGAGAAGATCTCTGGCGTGACTGCTGGGTATGCTCCTGAGGAAGTGACTTCTTGGGCACAGCAGAGGAAAGAATCAGAAGAGTACTTGCTAGATAACACAGTATCTACTCCCTTGATTGACTCTATAGTGCTACAGAGAGGACTTAGTAAGTCAGTGGTAGTAGACTTCATCAACACTAATGCTATTAAGTACGCAAGTGCTGTAGGGTTTTACTTAGGTAGGAAGCAAGCTATCTGGGATCTTACCTATGATGCAAGCGTGACTATGGCAGACCTTGAGACTATAGTAGAAGATGAATTAGAAGAAGGCTGGGTAATTCCAGTAGCGTAGTAACTTGGCCCTACTTAGGATCTCAACTGAACATATGTTATCAGTTGCCTAGGTGGGGCCTAAACGCTAATTATCTTTATGCTAGTATTCCCAACTAAGAAGACTGTCGAGACAGCCATACCATACTTGTCCATCTTCTAGCTCTACATTATTCATCTTCTAGCTTG